CTACCAGCAGCACCATCGCTTTTTGTAGCAGGGCTACCATCAAAACCAACGACCATTTCGTTGATGTTGTTTGCGATAGTGTCAATGAGTAGTCTCCTTACATGATTTGATATAGGCATTCAATCACCCCTCTCTGTTATTTTCAATGTTTTACTACCGCCGACTCTTTCACCAGTTGCAGCACCTACCACACCACGACCCATGCCTCTCCCTATGATGAAACCATCGCCCGGTAAACCGTGTCCTGTAACATGTGTTATGACTACTGAGACTATTTCTACATCACCAAACAAAGCCATATTCTTCTCTACTATTTGTTGTATAGTGTCTTCTTGTTCTCCTGTATTCTTAGTGCCTTCAAGAATACCTTGTAGAACACCCTCTACCCCAGTTTCTACACTGAGGAATACAAGGTCGGCTGTATTTTGTGCAAGGCTATGCTTTACTTCAATGAGAATCTTACGCTCGCCGTTGTATTCAATAATCATACCCGGCCTCAAATCCCAACTGTTAGGGTGACCCGCACTCGTAAGATTACCAAGCATGACAGAATTGGCTTTGAGTATGTTACGCCCTACCTCTCTTGCTTGTTCGTTGCTACGAACAGTGAAATCTCCTACAATCTGTGGCTCTTCTAACACATCTCCAGTAGATTGCTTCTCCGAATTGTTTACTTCGGCAAAGGCTGTATCGTTTACCGCTGTAGGTAATCCTTCTACAATCACTCTGTTAGAAATATTCTCAATCGGGTTTGAGACAGTTGGCCCAGTCCGGGCGTTATGGTCTATGAAACGACTGCCTTCTTCAAACTGGAAAGGAACATACAGAAGATTACCGAACCTATCAAAGTGAACTACTCTACCATCGTGTCTACTGATAAATCGCAAAGCGTCTATCAAAGTGATACCGTGGAAATCAGAAGCGAGGAAAGAATGACTATGCCTTCTCCTATCTACTTCTGAGTTACTCGCACTCATTGGTAGTGCTATGTTTACTGATGTCAAGGAGTCAGCAATATCTCTACTCAAACGGATAGCCAAATCCGTGGTTCTTAAACCAGCATTAATTGGATGGCCTATATGTGCTTGAGTTGAGGTAAAACCAAGTTGCTCAAGTGATTTTGATTTTGTATTCTTCACAGCAAAAGTAGTTCCAACACCGCTACTTATTACAGATGAAGGGCGCAGTCTTTCGTATGTAGCGTCTTTACCATACAGTAAGACTGGTTTATTCTTATCAGCGTCGTTTGTGATTGCCGACCCCATATAAATAATAGAACCTTGATAATTACTCCCATGAGTTTGAGGTTGTTTTAGTATCATAGAATCTTGTAACTCTGTAATGTCGTAAGCACGACCAGTAGCAACACCATAAGTTGCAGTCTTGCGTTGCTTGATAGTAATTTTGTTTTGTGTGTCGCTTTGAGGTGTATACTCACCAAGATAGAGTGCGTTATCTACAAACTTTGGTTTGCGAATAGAGGTCATAACCGTTGGATTACTAACGGTCATTCTTTTATCTTTTAGAAGCGCCATCATGCATCACCTGTGTGGTCTGATGTATTGAATGATACATCTTCTTTGTGTCCTTTACCGTGTAATGATTGGCTAAATCTTGGTTTGACTGTGTAATCTTTACCTTGACCAGTCCTTCTTGGAGCATCACTTCTAAAGTGCTGTAGTGTGTTTTCACTGATGACTAATCTTGTTACGCTTGACTTTAGTGTAGTTTTATCAAATCCAGTAACCTCAGTTCCATGTAGTTTTGGGCCTTTAGAAACAACATCACTACTCACTACTAAGTAAACTGGTTGATATGGCGCTGAAGTATTTGGGTTTGTTGTTCGCATGTAAAGACCACTACTCGCTCTACCCGATGTTGTTTCATAACTAAACAAACCATACTTACCACCAGCAGTAGCGCTTTGGGCATTATTAACTGATTGCTTACTATTACTATGCAAAGCAAGTTGCGGTCTAAATACTGCAATATGTTGATTGTCAAGTAGTCTTATTGGTCGCACTAAGAACTTAACAGAATCATCGGTCTTGTTTGTTTGTGTTGAAACTGAGTTAGTTATCTGATACGGATTGCTTGTTTTCACGCTACCATCTAAAGCCATACCAGCCCTACCCCAACCCGTATCGTCAAATGGATTTGCGAAACTACGAGACTCTAAGATGTAACTACCACCCATCGGTTTGAAATTAGAGGTATGACTAAATCTCATCACTCCACCTTGAGGTTGAGCGTTGAAATCTAACGCAGTCAAATCATAATGACCCAGCGTTTGAGAGCCTGACTGCATACCACCGTGTAACACAACTCTTTGTCCTACACCTCTGTTAGTGTGTAGGCTGTGTGCTTCTGAGTTGATAGCAACCATGTTAGCATCACTACCAGTCAGCGACTCTAATGTTTCACCGTCAATACCTATTCTTGGTGAAGAGCGAGAGATTGCATCTTTATGCACCGATGTTCCGCTAATCGTCTCTACTTTATCACTCACAGTGGCTTCGGGCATCAACAAACCGTCTTCATCAATTTCTAACCTTCTACTAATTCCTCTTACAATTTCAGCAGGTTGCAGCGTATCGTTTCGTGGGCGTATCAATCCTTCACCAAAGGTAGGCTCAGCAGTGTTACCTGACAGCACTATACCTGCATTTTCGTATACATCACTTAGTTCAACAAGTATATCTTCGTTAAACTGCGTTGGGAATCTAACACCACGACCATTACCCATATCACCTACACGCATAGCATTTGTTGGTGCAAATACATCTACAAGAATAGTATCTGTGTTGTTGTTACCAGTATTTTTACGACCACCAAAGCGAGGTATAGTTGATGTAGGGCTGGATAGAACATTACCTGATGCGTCTACTACACCCTTGAGATTGAAAATGGGTTTGTTGTTATTCCATATACGAGCGTAAGGAGTTCTACCATTAGTTCTGTCATATTCGTATGAATCCCCAGCATCCCATGAGGGATTGATACCAAAACTACGAACAGGGAATCTACGGACATCTTCACCACGAGTATTACCCCACCAGTCTATGATGTAATACGGTATTGCTTCGTGATAGTTAGTAAAACCTTTACCAGCGGAGTCTCCCCACCAGTCTCTAATTACAGTATTTGGGTTACGGAGAGTCCGAACAGCACAACCAAATCCTCTTGTCATTCTTCGCCCATCACTGTAACGAACTTGATATTCATACTTGTCAGCGTTCAGCATACCAGCAGCAGTGGTATGTCTTTCAATGATACCAACATAAGTTGTTGCTGGCATAGCAGCGGGTGAATGTGAAGAAGATTGTGAAGCATCATTACCTGCGTAATTCCATGTTGCTGATTCTTCATATTGAATAAGTGGCCCAGCCCTATAACCCAGTGTTAAATTACTTGCTCCCCCAAAGGCTGCATTTTCTTGATACGCTCGCATACCATAGTGACCCCATTGAGGTCTGTTCCACGGTTGCCTTAAACCGAATCGGTAACCAAACGGTCTTGAAACTAAACTGCTATCTGTTATACCGCTTGCTACATCATAAGAGCCGTTGTCATCTTGGTCAGTCCAGTGTTTACCCCCATCATGTGTATAACTACCGGGTAAGTGCCACGCTGCTGATGTCATAGCATATCCGTCTAAGCGACTTACTAATGGCCCACCACGACTACCGCAAGGCCAAAAGTTGGTTAGCATAGCACTCGGCCCTCCCTGCGCTGAGAAACTACTCATAGCATGAATATTAGCAGCAGTATCAATACTACCGTCTCCACCCTGCACATACACTTTTCTGTTCAAATTAGTAGCAACTGTATCGTCAAATATTTGCGTAGACAATGTTACTTGAGTTACTAATGGGCTACCTAAAAGATTTATTTTACCAAGCACTTTACCATCTTGTATCAAAATATCGTTTTGATTCAAAGTAGGGGAAATGCTACTTACAACTATGTTAAATGTAACTACAGTAGGTGTAGCGCCATCTTGAGCAATAATATAAGCATTCAATGGTGTCGGAGGAATAGGTGTTTTCATCTTCAAAGCAAACGGCCCATGACTTGCTGCATAGTTTACCTCATGGTAGTGTATTGTTTCATAGTGTTGAGGCATACTGTTGTATGCAGCCTTGTTTACTGCTCTGTCAGCAGTATGATTGACACCATCAGTAATCCATGTTCTACCTGCATCAGAGTAGAAAGTATGAGGTCTACCCAAATTAGGACTCCAAGCGCATAAGTAAGCGTCTCCCAAGAATAAACTGTTAGTGTCTCTTGTTCCTGATAGAGTCTGTCCAAGATTTTTTGTCAAGATACTCTCGCTATCTTTTGTAAACAAATCACTCATTGGTTTAGTTGAATATGGTTTAGTCAGTGTGAGTTTGACTCCGGTAGGAATAGTGACATTTGTATTGAAATGGAAAGAGTTAGGTTGATTCATAGTCCCTGAACTATGCGTTAAACCTTTCCGAAGAACATAATCATAAGATACACTTTGCCCCGTATTCGGGTCAATGTATTGCAGTTTTTGTCCGTAATACGGTGTTACAGGGAATAAAGAAGCATCATCAACTTGTATTGATGTTCCATTGGTTACACCAGTTGTGACTATACAAGTTGGATTTAGGCTAACATTTTCCATAATAGTGGAGTAAATGTCAGGATATACACTCGGATAGCCAGCGAGTGTAAGTTGCGCTGCAACTGCTCCATAACTTGCCCGACAGAACTCGTAGTAGTTATCAATACGATATATCGCAAGATGTC